TCGCGCTGCTATCCCGGGCATGAATCCTATCACTCTCAAACAATGCCCTCAGTCTAGCCTTATCTGTTACCTCGTCGGGGAACCCCTTGCCGCCAAATGCCTCAACTACCAGAACCAGATTATCAGTAACAGTTTGGTCGATAGTGATCTGCTTACCACCCCTGCCTTTGCTTTCTTTATTATGCGCCTGGTTTGATCGCACACGACGACTGAATTTCTGCCTACTAGCCATCGCAGTTATGTCTTTGCCGCGAATAAACCTTACTTTAACCCAAGTCTCGTGGCCAACTTTTTGCGACATATACGGCAGAACTACCTTGAACGGCTCTTCACCCAACGCCGTGTTCGGGCCTCTAATAGTGCCCGCTAATTCATTCAAGTCATAAACGTGCATACTTTGGGCTTCGCATTCCGGGCACACAGCACTAAATTCGTATTCATTACCATACGATATGCCACGCAGGAAATATAACAGGAATATTCTATCACCGGCCAACAACTCAGATTGGTCAAAGCCCTCAGTAAGCTGAACACAATGATTAAATAAATAGTCTATAGATTGACCGGTTTGTGCAAGGCGTTGTGTCGCCAAAATCTTTTCAGCATGAATACCCATCGCTTTTACACGTACTACGCCGCCAGGCAACTTATCACCATAATAGACACCCTGGCTCGGCAAAGTCACTTCTTCCCAGGTGATAAAATCGTCCTCACTCATATGGACGATTTGCTGCAGCAAATCAGCAGCAGAAGAGGCTTCATTCATACTAGGATTCACTTCTGGCTCATGGCTGCTAAGTTTTTCTACTTTTTCCCCGACAACTGCCGGAGTTGATACGTCAATCTCTTGTTCTTGCTCTTGTTTCTTAGGCTTATCTGCCATAACGGATCTCCATAGACATTGTTAGGATTATATACGAATTGGAACAACTATAATCATCAAAACGCTTCGAGTTCAGCCCAGGTGTATACTATAACTATATTGGCGTTATTTATCCCGCTTGATTCATACGTTAATTCTGAGTATGAGACCGATTTAACCCAACTATTTTTAAGGGTCCATTTATATGCCGGGACGCCATGTGAATAATACACATTTATCACCGTATCGGCGACATAAGAGTCAACAGGCCTAATACCGGTTGATGGTGACCACACATTACTACACATATCATCTAAAGTCTTAGCTAATTTATTAGTGTCATAGAATGATACCTTTACATCTTCCCATTTAGTTTGTTTCGGGAATTTATATATCGCATGGCCGGTTTTTACTTCTTCAATATCAAAGCTGACTGCTGGCAATGACACTTTTTGCAGATAGATAAGGGGGCCACCGACAACATCTTCCCCAACCAAGTTTTTAATATCCCACGTATACGTATAGACTACATCTTTGGGTAGTGCCACACCCTTGATTCTTTCGTGGACTTGGAACCCTGTAAATGGCATATTTAGGCTCCTGACATTACTGCCGCCGATGTTTCGCCAGCGTAATCGACGCATGCATCATAATGTAGTGTAACTTGTATTGTTGATATATCACTATTGGTGAATACTAGCTCAGATGGTTCAACCTTACTAGGCCATGTATTACTTAAACTATAATGGTGGACACGGCCACCACGCCCATCTAGCAAATAAATCCCGCAGCTAGTGCGGAAATCTTTATTTAGTTTGTTTTGCTCTAAAAAGACAACAGCCGTATTCGCATTTTCCGCCCAATACATGAATATTTCGAAGGCAGTAGAACCACCTCCTGGAACACTATCTAGTATCTCATAAAATTTTACATTTATGGGATTCCATTTATGCTTGCCGGGCATATAGATTTGTGTCTGCCCGTGATGCATCTTATTGACATCAAATTCGACGGATGGTCGCTGGGTTTGCATAGCATATAAAGCGACCCCATTCATAGCACCGACTTGATCAAATTCAAATAACCAGCGATGTGAATGCGCAGGCTCTACATTGGCATTAGGACCCGCACCTGTTGCATTGATATTGAACCCAGGCATTTAAACATCCGAGTTAGCCCATATTAATCAGTACGCACTGCCCTATCGAATCGGAACTTGATTTCGATTATTTGCAGTTCGGTCGACGTATAGTCCAATGCGCCCCAATTGAGGTTTTGTGGCCATCCGTTGTAGACCGCCCAAGTCTCAGTAGCGGCACCAAGACCGTCGCGCATCTGCAAATTAGTCTCGGTGGCTTTATACGTTGACGGCGGATTCACACTCGCGGCATTACCGCCGGTGAAAATAAGGCACTGTTCCATCCAGTCCCACATAGCCTTAGAGACATTAGGCTCCTGCTCTACATCATACCAGGATAGCGACAGTGATTCCCAAGTATGCTTGCCAGCGTAGTACACCTGCTCCTGATTGTGGTGCATAGCAGGTTCTTCGATGTTTAGAGCTGGCCTAGAAGCCTTTTGTAAGACTATAAGCACCGGCTCGCTCAAATGGGTACTGGATTCGAAAATCCACCTGTGTGTACGCCTAATCTCAGCCAACGAGTTAGGACCTTGACCAGCTCCAGCAATGTTAAAGCCTGGCATTGATGGCTCCTTATCTCTTTATCCTGTTACAACGCCGCCAGCGGCCAGAATTTCCTGAGCGCCGAAGTTAGCACCAGTCCTGAGCACAACCATGTTCAGGACAATGAATTCCGCAACACGCGTTGGCTGCAAGAATACGCTGACCCATAGCTCGTTGCGATCAATTCTCTCAGCGGTATTGTTAGTCTCATCGCAGACAACGTTGTACGCCGTCAGCCCACGCCTAGCTGCTACGTCGGCGAGGAATGGATTGAGGATATTGCGAATTCTCGACCTTGTTGGGGCATCGTTCTGTTCGAAGACGAAGAACCTTAGTAGCCTCGACAAGTTCTTCTTGAGGTAAATCAACAACATTCGCACATTTACGCGGTCAAGAGCAGTAGTGGCACGCTGAAGCGTCCTCTGGCCCCAAACCGTGATGCCCTGTTGCGTAAAGTTAACAATGGCATTAACTGCATTGCCACTACCGTACAGTGCGTCACGCTCGCCCTGGGTCGGGTTGTATTCAACATCCAACGCCGTTAACAGGCGGCCACGATTCAGGCCAGCAGGTGCAAACCACGACTCGGTCTCACGCTCTGTCCTGGAGAACACCGCACAAATATGCCCAGATGGCGGAACCCAAATGGTTCCACCTTCATATAGGTCATTGGTCTTCAACCAGCTCCAGTACAACGCCGCATAACTAGTATTCAGGGCAGCAGTCAAATCACTAGTGAGCATCCCGTTGTGCCAGTCTATGACCTGCTGTGGCTTCAAACCGTAAGGCGGGTCAGCCACGTACAGCACATCGCCACGGTTCTCGCAGAACTGGACGGCCTGTGCGATGACAGGACCAGATGCGAAACCAGGTATCGCTAGCAAGTTGATATCGTACGACTCGGGATTCTGGAACGCGTAAATTCCAGTGGATGACGACGGGTTGCCGATCACAACCTTATCGAGTTCAGTGCTATCATCCGCGCTGGCCGGGATGCCGTTAGCACCACCGGCCCATTCCCTATTCAAGAACGGGCTTGGTACTCTGGCATCAGTGCCAAGGTATGATGGCCTGTTTTCCCATTGGTACCAGCTATTGCCATTGACGCCGCCCAACGAGCTACCCTCGTTTACAACATTGCCAATGTACCTTGTTTCGGAAGCGTCGAAGCTAACGTCTTCTACCGAATCAATTACGAGACCATTCAAATCCTTCACGACAACCTTGAAGCGTCCAGCAGCATCACCGACGCCATCCGTGAAGACTTCAACGTTCAATGTGTAGTCGTCGGCCCAGGTTCCAGCGTATTTAGCAACGAACCAGCCAACAATATTATCGTAGTAGTCACTGTCGAGATCGCACTGGTCGCCAAGGGGGGCCGCCTCGCAGGACAACGGCTGGCTCGGAGTCGTAGTGCTTTGCGCTGGCATTTCGACACGAGAATCCCAGAAACTTCTATAATTCAAAGTGAATGGGTAGTTGATGTCAATTTCTTCGGCAAACCGCAGGCATGCCAGGTATGAGAACGTCGCCTGGAGCTTCAGCTGGTCGAATTCCCTGACAGTTGAAGTCACGATCACGACATGGCTCGTGCCGCCAGGAACCGTTAATGCAAACGATTGGAAGTACTCAACGCCTTGGTAAAGATTATTAGCATCAATTGAAGCCGCGACCGACGCCGCAGTAGTGCCAGCTGTGGTTGGGATTGTAAAGTCGAACTGGACTGTATCTTGAGACCCGATAACATCCAGAACTACACGGTTATTCGTCGTGCTGAAATTGTAAGGCCCAGCTTCCGTCCCGATTAAGTAACTCCTGGGGATATCGTAGCTGTACTGGTCAATCCCAACTTCAGCACAGAATGCACACGTGCCGGAAACTTGGATCCATCTACCAGAAGTGCTAGCCCTGACGGAGCACACATCATTACCATCATCGTCTTCCACCACAACAGCTCGGAACCCAGATCCCAGACCCACAACCAAGTTTATGGCATCGCGAAGCGTCTCAGCAGTGGCGTAGGAGGCAGCCGCGATTGTGAATGTCGCCGCTACGGCACCATCCACTATAACCGTCAGATCCATATTGTCCGGTTGTGCATTGAAGATGATTGTGTCATTCAGGCCAACAGCACCACCACTATTAATGACGATGTAGAACGATACGCCATAGCCAGTCAGGGTGATGAGGTCACTCTGAGACGGGTCGCTACCACCGATGTGGCCGGTGGAAAAAGTGCCGGATGCTACCTGGGTGTCGTCACTAGTCTTCACAACATATGTAGCACCATCGAAATCGCCAGTACCAGTCGGGTTGCCGGTAACGGTCAGGGTGAATACCTCATCCAAACACCCGCTATACGCCTCGCTAACGAACATGATATCGGCGTCGATAGCACCCTCAGAGTCATTCCCGATCTCAGCATCGTTGTAAGCATTAGCCAAAATGCCGCCAACTGCTCCAGCAATACCAGCGTCATGTAGCACAGCAGGAGCTGGATTCGGGTCAACACCATCGCCGACTTCTCTGAATTCGACGCTGGCGTTATCGATTCCCTCGAACACGGGAATTCGGCCCCATCCTTCGACTTCCGTGCCAGACACGTCAATCGCAATGGCAGCTAGATCAGCATCCATGCCTTCTTGATACTCAACACCAACCCTGAGTACATAGCATGTACGGCCCTCTTCCATATAAGCCAGGACCGCATAGCCCAAATAGCTATCAGAAAACGGCTCGCCAAATGTATCAACAAATTGGCCAGCTGATGTAATTAAGGTTGGTGCATTCACTGGCCCCTTTTGAGCGGTGCCAATGAATGCAGGGATTATAGCACCCGTACTATTCGGTAGGATGCTAAGGTCAACCTCTCTGGTAAATACGCCTGGGCTCAAGAAGACTGCCATCGGTAGCTCCTGTCTATCATCGCTGCCTTATATTTGAGTGATGATATTGGATTTAGATTATTGCTGATCAACTGTTAAGATGTCGCCTCTGCCACGGCAGTTTTCTATCTGTGCCCAGTTGAGGTACCGCTTCGGTAGCGGGCTTGAAGACTCCCCAGGTTTCAAACGTATCTGATGCTCCTCGTGGTAAAAGTCCCCGCCAGGGCGGCGAACTTGTAACGGGATCATCTGCCTGCTTCGGTTCACAACAATAACATTTTTCAGATCAGGCTTCGGCATTTGAGTCTCCTCACACCTAAGGGGCGGCGGTTCTTAAAGGTTCAACGAACCCTTGGCCACGAGTCGTGGTCTCATTAAAGGTAACTACTTTGCCAAGTATCGTTGGCATGACGCGTTCTGGAATAGACAGCCACGCCTCGGCGCTATAGTTAATCTCATATTTTATTTTCGCATATTGCTCAGCAGATGCTTCTTTATCACTTGAATCAGAAAAGCCATCAAACAACATCTGCACGTTCCCAACCCCATGTCCATCAGAAACACGCAATTCTGCCATTGGATTAAACCTAGTCATAATCTGGTATATTATATATTCAGCGTCGCGCTTGTGCTCAGCCCATATGCTTAGTGTATAATCAACTATGTATGGCACTGGTCTGTGTTGCGAAGCCACTCTAGTCTTCTCTGCATTCACAAATCTTTTACGCAATGTGCCATATGGCGGCGTAAACTTTTGCGGATTGAACTTAATATTGCCACGGCTTACCGAGATTACTGGCAGTTGCACTCTACCATGTTTCAACGCTTCATTCCATATCTGCAAACTGGTTCGCATACCGGCAATCTTAGTCCTTATAAATCTATAGGCGTCCTTGGTTGGGACTCTAATATCAGACCAATATAGTTTCATAGCCCCATCTAAATAACGGAACCCAGGCTCAATAAACTCTTCAACGTCTTGAGACTCTACTCTATTTTGTTCCCATGTGTTCGGCGTCCTACCGGATTGCACATCTGATAACTGCGAAGTGCCAGGCATATATGGGTTGATGGCAGGGTTGTTTTCAACAGCTCCAGATACACCCGCTGGCCCTACCCCTCTGGGCACATTTGCAAATGTAAATGAGCTGCCGAACTCATATATAGCCATTATTCTTCCATCCAGGTCTTAACCTGCCCCCACGCTCTATTGCCTAATCGCAACTTCTCAACCTCGCGCAACTGATCCGGTTTATTAATTGTCACCCTAACACCATCAGAACCGTCATCCTTCTCATTAAGATCTATGATATCAGGTTCAACTTTACCAAGACTAGCTTGCTTCATGAAATCAACGACTTTAACAGCTGCTTTATTAGCCCTGTCTTTGGCGAATTTTATTATGCCCTGGCGAAGATCATCAAAATCGACAGAATCGGTTTTTACAGTAACGAATTCTTTCATTTGTGATCTATGTCAATGGTCGTATCATTTGTGATATTCTCCACTTGACAACTCCAGTATAGCCAATTATATCTGAAATTCCCAGAATCGAATGCATTCAAAACCCTGAAACGATCCGGGTTAATTCCAGACGCATTATACGGCAATTCGATAAGATCGCCGATACGCACCATTCGTTTGCCGAAATCAGCATATACGCGTTCTTTGTTAAAGACAACAGTGGTTTGGTTCTCAACATCCACGCCCCACGGCGTGAGCTGGACAGCTATAGGCTGCGGGACAAAATAGCCTTTAAGATGCTTGCCAGACTCATACGTAGGATCAGGGTCTTCCTCGTAAACATCATCGTACAATTCGCTGTCAGTTCTAATATATACTATTACATCGGCACCGCTAATATTAACAATCTCATCTGCCACGCTAACAGCGAGGCTATGATCCGCACTTTCCGAGTCATGGAGCTGGATAAGCGGATGCGTCCGCTCCATCTCGGTTCTGATGCCTACACGCGCCTGGCCGGATCCGATTCTAGTCGCGTCACCACCATTTTTAGAGAATCTATGTATCATAGTTGCCCCCTCCATTCCTGCCTTCCAGAACAACTAGTGACTGGGAATGCATCGCATCCTACCAGTTCTTGCAACTCATCATCAGTTACTTCCTGGCACAGGTCGCGCAGCATTTCATAATAATCAACCCTTTCGCTGCATGGGCATGATTGATCCCAGGCTGGTAAAACCAACAACTTGCCGCCAAGTTCCGAGTTTAGGAGATATTCTATTCTAGACCCAGGAATCGCAGCCAATACATCATCAACATTCGCCACAGCACATGTGCATAGCCCAGCTTCGCGCATCGCTACTGCCATTACGGTTGAAGTCAGTGTCGACGTGGGCTCACAGCCAGGTATCAATATACGTCCGCCATGATCGCCCGGGAGCACATTGAGACGAAATTCTATCTGTACATTGGCCATTATAATATCTTTGATCCATTATTTAGTACATATTTAAAGTGCCCGCAATCCCAAATTCTCCTATAGCCGTTATTAAACATATTTTCGGCTTCAGTCTTCTTGGGATCGAACATCGCCAATTTAGCGTATAGTTTATGTTTTTGGAAGCTTTGTCTGCTAAATAATTTATTGCCTTTAACATAAAAATAATTAGGTTTAGTAGTCTTAACTAGTCTAAAGCCGTTGTGCTTGTATACGCCACCATCACTATATCGTCTATCAGCGTATGACATAATAGATTTAGGTTTTATTACAGTAATAAAACGCGACAATAATCTCGAAAATCCACCAACAACCGAGGAAAACCGCTTTGAAGCAAATCTAATAATCTCCCAGCAATCTTTGCCACATCTGGAAAAATTAGCTGCGGCTACTATATTTTCACCGTATAGCAGCCCATATGCCAATTTGGCTGAACGATAACCCTGGGTATGCGACTCCTCAAAGAAATTGCAAGCATCATTATTACTTAATTCGATAATTTTGCATTTTCTAGCATAAAACCTATTTGATGACATACCGAGAAGATGCGACAACTTAGACTTAATTATTTCTTGTTTATTAGCCCATTCATTTTCAAAGATATGCACTAATCGGTATCCAGAAGCTTCGCATCTCTTTGTTTTATTTAGATGATAATATCTGTCCTCAGCCTCTAAATCGTTCGACGAATGCCAATATAAACCATCATACTCAATGGCTATTCTCAATTCTGGAATGACTATATCTAATTCGAGTGGGTAAATAATTGACTTCGTATTTTGCAACACATCAACACCAAACGATTTAATATAATCAGACACCTCTAATTCACCGCTCGAAAAAGACGAGTCCCTAGCACATTCGATGCACCCATACCCATACAAATGCCCATAAGGTACTTGTTCAAAGTCACCGTGTTTTGCACATACGATAGTGACTTTCGTATGTGCATTAATATACTCTACTTTTGAATAATCATATTTATCCCCATGCTTAGCAATAGCTTTCTCAATAAAATCGCTTGTATTAGATAAGCATCCGTTACGAGAATCGCCTAAGCCGCATTTGGGGCAACCACAACCACTTAAATGACAATTGGGGGTTTGTAAAAATTCGCCATGTATTTTGCAAATTATACAGACTTTCCGACGGCCATGATTGTATGAAACTTTTGAGTAATCATATTTATCATCATGCCTAGATTTAGCCCTTCTTATAAATTCAGCCGCTCCTAAAATCCTAATCTTGCCCCTACCTTCTGACCCACATTTAGAGCAGCCATGACCATTTAGATGATCATTCGGGGTTTGCGAGAACTCACCATGTGTTTTGCAAATAATCTCAACCTTGAGCTTACTGCGGATATACTCTACTTTTGAATAATCATATTTATCCCCATGCTTAGCAATAGCTTTCTCAATAAAATCGCTTGTATTCATAATTTATGAATACATTTGACTTAATACCTATATATCGCGCTTGCTTCATAATCATCTGAAAGTAGTAGTGCCTGCTCCATCACTTTTTCGCGTAGTTCATACCCTCTAGTACGAAGATCATCACCATCTAAAGTTATCGAACTTCCATCCGGACTCGGGAACGCACCAAACTTTCCACGCGCGTGGCCGAGCATTATCATAGTCTCAGCAAGAAGCATATCCATGGCGAGGAGCCTGTTTGCGGGGGTTCGCCAAGTCGTGATCGCTGGGATATATAGCATAACCACGGGGAATGAACCCTTCGGCGTGGGGTACAACCTGATCTTATTCTCGCCTAGGACTTCCCAGTGCCCCTCGTTTCCCAGGAGCCTCTGGCTAAACCGTCTGTATGATTGCAAAAGGTGGTAATCAGTCAAGATCTGCTGAATACCGGTAATATTGCCTATGTTAAATAAAAATGACTCGGCACCAAATATCTGGTCAATCCTAGTAGTAACTGGATCCCACGCTACTTCTTGCACCCAGTAAGCATTGTCGGGAAGGTCATATGTTGATTGCAAGGGGTTAGTCCAAAAAACACCAAACAATTGTTCCTTGGAGAAATAATGCGCTATAAAATTACCAGAAGTCCTGAGAATAGTTTCCCACTGGTCCTCAGCAACCTCCACTTCGACAGCCGGGTAACCCAGCTTCGATAGGACATATTTCTTTAAGGGATCGCTATCAACCTTAAGGATGTATGGAAGCTCGCTTGGTCCAAGTATTGCCATTTCTTACCTCTATAGTAGATTTGAACCACAAAAATCCCCGATGCCTCAATGACGTGGCTTAATAATCCTCGTATTGCGTATTAGATAATCCGTCATGCACTTCTATTATGCCATCTACAAGATAATTGTATTCTGCCATATCCCCCTCAGCATACAGTCGTGCGGCCCTTATCTCAGCACTCCTAAGCATACGACGCATATTATGGATCGTCTGCTTAAATTTAGCAAGCGGTTCAAGCGGTATAATAGGCTCATCTATACCAGACGCAACTTCATCGGGCCCAGGATATGGCATCACGACCTCGGAAAATGGTAGCCGCCGCGACCATACGACACGCCGCTAACTTCTAATTTAATCAGTTCAACCACCACACTAGTTATTGCACCCTCTAAAGCGTCTTTTATCGCCACAACATCAGCACGGTTCGCAGCACTTGGTTCTGTGTTGAGGCTGTATCCCGGTGCACCAGCAGCTGGGCCGTTCCAAACCTTACCAGAACTGATAAGTTGTTTCTCTCGGTATGGGACAGCAACATCACGCTCGAAGAAGCCAACCACTGTCACCGCGTCTGGGAACTCGCCAAATTGCGGCTTAACAGCAACCGCTGCCATAGCCATACCAATAGAACCTGCATCTGCGGCCAAAGTCCATGTAATCGTCCCGCCAGGAACAGCAAAGTTCGCCATCTCGGCGGAGGTACCAGTACCAGTTGTAGCCGACTGCATAGCATTCTCTAAAACATCGTTCAAATCGTGCCAAACAAGCCTAGCGATCCGTTCCCTACTGCGTTGGATTTCAAACCGCTTTCCTTCACCGCGTTCTGGGATAATACGAAAGTATGCCGTAAACGGAACTCTATTGGCCATGATGGTCTCCAGTATACACTATATTTGAATTATGGCAACAATCGTGAATGCGCAAAGAAAAGGGAGCCCCAGCTGCGGGGCTCCCTTTGATGGTGTCACCAATTGTCGGTGTGCGAACCAGCTTACAGCCGGTTCGTTGTTCCGCCCGTAGTATCGCGGGCATCCTGGTGCAGGTCGCCACCAACGTTGGTCGCGTCCTCTTCGATGAACTTGTCCGCGCCAATATCCACCGGGAAGTTGATCCCAGCGAGCTGCTCGATGACGGAGAAGTCCTTGACTTCGGCGACTCCAATAACGATTGGGTGGCCACGAGTTACAGTTGCGCTTGCTTGTCCCATGTAAGTCGAGAAATCCGTTACAGAGGTATCGCGAGCTACGACCTGCGTGCGAATTTCCTCACCCGGTGCGATCAGGATGAGACGGCGTAGCTTGCCGGTGATGTTCTTGATCGAATCGTGGCGTTGCGGCTCACGTTGCGATCTTACCCTACGAAAGACGTTGATCTCGGTGTTTAGGGGCTGACTTGCCATTGTTAAGTTCCTTTAATCAGGATGACACCATTGTCTTATTATTTTTGCGTAAACTAGTCAAACAATGATGTATAATATTTAACGGCCTGTGCGATCAGTAATTGGTCCACTTCAGACAAAGGGCCATGCATATCAATCACACCTGGGCTATATACTAATTTAGTCTGCCCCTTGATTGGATAATACCTATCACCGTCGGTCAATATGTGGAACGTCGCGCCTTTATGCGGCTTCGCTTTCATAAGCAGCATGGGCTTATCGTCGGCTGGTGATAGGGCATCCTGGATAATAGTCCCCTTTTCTAAGTCAATCGATGCAAAACCAAGCATTTTGATGCGGCTCAGGGCACACACATTAACTACTCCGATATATCCCGAATCATATCCGAGTTTATCGGCGATAGGCATGAATTTAAACGCTCTGACACTCATGACAGGTATTAAATACTTATGAACACATATCAGTCATCATTAGTCGGCAGAGGTGCGTCACCAGAAATGTCATACATCTGGAGCGACAACAACAAATTCAAATTGTGGCGTAAATTATGGGCAAAGCTAGCCGAAACCCAGAAGGAATTGGGCCTAGGCATTATTTCGGACGAACAGGTCGAGGAATTGAACAAAGCCTTAAAACTGCCAATCAATATAGAAAGTGCGAATGAATTCGAATCGAAAATCCACCACGACGTAATGGCTCATATAAAAGCATTTGGCGAGCAAGTGCCATCCGCAAAAGGGATCATACACCTAGGTGCAACAAGCCAATTCGTTGTTGATAATGCCGACCGCATGAGGATAAAAGAGTCCATAGGCATAATATTGTCCAAGCTCATAAGACTAATCGTCACTATAGGTGAAATGGCTTATAAGTACCGCGATTCCCCGGCATTGGGATATACACACTATCAACCAGCACAGCTAACAACAGTTGGCAAACGTGCGGCATCGTGGGCATATGACTTAATATTGGTCATGGAAGATCTCGAATTCAAGGCATCTAGATTAAAGACAAGAGGCGCAAAAGGCGCAACCGGGACACAAGCCTCATATCTCCAATTATTCGGCGGCGACTACGACAAGGTAAGAGCACTAGATGAGGCAATATCAAATTCGGTAGGTGGTATGCTGCCATATTTGATAACTGGGCAGACATACCCAAGGATCGACGACAGCCTACTAATGTGCTCCGTTGCCGGTTTGGCGGCAGTATGCCAAAAAATCGCCACTGATATTAGGTTATTAAGCCATGACAAAGAGATTATGGAGGGGTTTGGGAAAGAGCAAGTTGGGTCCTCGGCTATGCCGTACAAGAAAAACCCAATAAAATGCGAGCGAGTTTGCGGGTTGGCGAAATTCGTCATTGGAATAGCTAGTACAAATTTGACAATCGCTGCGGAGCAGTGGCTAGAAAGATCATTGGACGATTCGAGCCCAAGAAGGATCGTCATACCTGAAGCGTTTCTGGCGACTGACGCGATATTAGAATCGATGACGCTTATATTCAGAGACTTGGTAATAAACTTCCCAATAATATCACAGCACATTGTCGCCTCAGCAACACAACTAATCCTTGAAAAAGTCCTAATGGTTGCCGTAGAACGCGGCGCGGACAGACAGGAATTCCACGAAATATTAAGAAAGCACAGTACGCAATATAGCGGAGACGAATTGCTTAAACGCTTGGCACAGATTCCCGAATTAAGCGGGATCAACCTAGAAGCTGAATGCTGCAAAATAAATGCTGCTGGATGCGCGTCAAAGCAGGTCGAAGAGTTTTATGGTATCATATCAGATTTGAAGGCTTCTCATATGGAATTATTTGATTCAAGCGACTGATCCCAGAGCAGGATATCACATCTACCCCTCTTTTATTAGCCACCTTAATGCCAGCCGCAAAGTAATTAAAATATTCATCTAATGCCCTGAGCGTTTTGGCTGGATTATACCCCGGGGCATTATGATAATGCACAGCGCCCGCCTCCGATGCGACCAGATCAATCCCAAGAAGACATATCTTTCTATAACCAAGCAAGACCGCCAATTGCATAGCGCAGAACCCGCTACAATTGCCGGTCTTAAAATCTTTCCAATCAAACCCCAGGCCGCCAACCTCCATACTCTTTATAACAATATCAAACGCCGATAGATCATATTTCTTTTTAGTTTTAGTGCAGAATACAGCCCCATCCCTATATTGTAGCTGCCCACTTCCAAAATTAGCGGCGAAGAATTTGGTCGCTTTAGTCCTATTAAATATTTTCCGCTCGTTCTTGTTTTTTATTTTAAATAGGAACGAATGGTCTATCGTAATAAAATATTTAGGAGACGGGACATCAAATAATGACCTATTGATAGTTATACAATCTACATTATTGAGCTTATCGAATCGAAACCCGGTAAGGCTAGAGCCGCCGCCAACTATAAATATACGTTTCATTGCCGATATATACTCAAAGATAATAAAGGAGAACCAAAATGAGCTTTGAAACAATATCCATCCACCGTCAACTTCCGATAGTTAACGATTTCGTGCAGCTAGCAAACAATCTAGAGAAGAATAGAAGCGCGGTATCGGTAGCTGAGGCGCTAGCAGCTTTCCCGAATGCGGTAATATCTGGGCTTACCGCTGAAACCGGCGGAGCTAGACTGGCCGGTGGGAAATTCGGACGTCAAGAATGGATCGAGGTATGCGAACAAGTAGTAGTATGCTGCACCACACCATGCGACGAAGCCGAAGATATTAAAGATCTCCAGCCTAGCAATTCATCGGTACCAGAGCGTGACGTTCCTCCTCCAGGCGAGGGGGAATGGAACGAAATGCCTTGCGAATGTGATAGGGAATTTGTCAATATTGATTATGTGCTAGATCTCCCACTTGGCGGGATCGCCGGATGCTGCCAACGTCAAGAAGAGTTAGATGAATATGAAGTAACACTATCTGGGGGCGATTATTGCTTGTGGACGGCTACCGTACAAGACTACGCCTTCACGCTCGAATTAGTCGTCACTGGTGAAACGTGCTATTGGTCTCTTGAAATAACGTGCCCAGACACGACCTCAATTTGGACGGGTACTAAGCTCACAGGATCTAACGCTGCCGGAATATACACAGGCGATGCTGGATGCGCAATAGTAGATTACCCGACGCTTACAATATCGCCGGGGGTAGTGTAATTACTTTTTGCGTTTAGCAGGCTTGGACACCGGTATCTGCTTGATCGGCCTGCGTTTGTCGCGTATCCCCCGACGTAAACTAGAGACTCGTTATTTACGATGCGCTCTAACTATGTGGTCTCTTCTACTACGCCCTGCACCGCCAACATTCACTCTAACATTGCGGCCCATCGGGGGCATCCCGAGCATTCTTCTAATATAATTATTGCCTTTCACCCCAGTCCAATGCATTATTATAGCATCGGGACTATCGCCATCAATACGTAGCCATTGGAATTTCGGCGGCATAATTGCGATATGGTTCCATAATTTGGCATTTGTATTTAGGATCTTATTCAAAACTTCCTGATCGCCGCGAAGCGGTGTCCCAGACATGCACTGTTCCGCCCATTTTACAATAATCGGATCACCAAATTCAGCCCCGACTACACCAGTGGCTATAACTTTTTGAGCCTTTATCCACGGATTATGAGGGTCTAAAGTTACAGCAATCTGGTTATCAACATAATCAAACATCTCGCCTATGTCGGCACGGACCTCACAATCTAAATCTATCCAAAATACCTTCTTGAACGGACACCCAAGCATTGCCAATGGCTTCTTAAACCAATTCCTACCGCACCTAAAAGCAAGCGGTATTAACTTGCCCCTTCTAGCACACCAGTCCTTCATTTTGCCACTCATCCCAAAGTCAGCAAAATATACTGGGTATTTATTGTGCTTCTTATAATTCTCGTACCACCATTTCAACATCCATTCATAGCGGTGATCACACCCCGTAACAATCCCCAGCGCATTATTAGATTTGGGATATTCCCATTTTATTTGGTGCGGGCCTGCAGGACTAGGTCGTCTTGGCATAATTTACTCGCCGTTTCTGCCGCGATATCTTTCCAGTCATCAACAGATCCATGCCGTACTATTAATAACCTGTCGAATTCCCTATTATACTCAAGCACAGCATTTTTTAATTTGCCAGCGTATTTATTTACAATATTGGGGTCTATCCTGGTGCCACATATATTTTTGGATACTGCCATCCATACCGCAGATAATAGATGCTTATTCATCTTCGCCGTAGCGATATTCGATCTTAATGATAATGGACTAGCACCGCATGTATCCAACAAAATCGTATCTTCAATTGGTTTTGACGTTAAAAATTTGGTCGTCTTGTCTAATGCATGTTCCCAACATGCAATCTGCCATTTGCTGCGTTCTTCATGGCTCATCTCGTCAATTTCATCCGTATACCAGTCGCTGGGTCGTATGATATGCAGATTGCGCCCCAGCTTCTTATAGGCTGGTACGAGCAGATTCGAAAAGGTAGTCTTGCCAGACCCGGGATATCCGCACATCACTGTGAACATGTTTCATCAAATACTGGCATATAAGGGCAAGACACTTCCGTCCAATTCATAATACCTAAATTTAGACGGCTTTAGAATCCAGTGTCCCTCTGATTCAAGTTGCTTTATCTTATTGCGATCCACTACTTCGATAGTTTTCACGGTCTGTGTTCTTATAATTTCATTAAACAAATCGCGGAGCATACCAGGCCCAACGAATTTGTTAATAGAGCATTGTGCATCGACCAGCAGGCCATCACTAGAAATATACAATTGTATTAGCGAAATATTGATGCATCGCATCATAGTGATACATTTTGGAACTAGATCAGATAGATAAGATTCGGCGAGGGATTCATCACAGTTCGATGCCCAATCCCCAAACGAGGCACCGGCCATCTCACCTTCTACTTTAATAACTATAGAATCGCCGCGTTCATATGGCTCTATAATATAGCAATACTTCCCAATTATATCTGGGCATTCGCTGACTTTAGCGATATGCGGATACGATAATAGGGACGGAGCTTCAAAAGTACCAGACTGGGGCATTTGATCTCAGATCATTTTGCATTATTGTATAAGTTCCTGGAGTGCTGCCGACGACGTCGCCCATGGCCAGCTTTACGCATTTCTTACGCATAGCAGCTGGTACAGTGGATGCTAACAGCTTTACTGTACCGTCTTTAATTATATCAATCTCGGCGTCTGGGTGTATAAAATTGATTACCCCAAACCATTTCGTTCTAGAAATCCACCCATGTCTAATGATAATGTCGCCTATAGCAGGTCGCCACTCACTTATATTTCTATAGTGTAGCAGCTCTATGTTGGATGGAGCCATTCAAACACCTCAAAATATTTTAACCCGATTGCCACGAAAATGGACATCGGACATATAAACCTAATGAACCACCAGAAGCTAACTTTAACTCGCAGCAAAGTGGCTAGCAGTGACCATGCACCAGCGATAGCTAACGATAAAATCAGAATATCTTGGACTAATCCGGGCATTTTGTAAGCTTGCCATCAAACGGGTCAAAAAAGAACGTACCTTCCTTCAAATCCCACCGAACTCTGGTGCCGTCCCTTTCCCCGCCCAACCGTCTAGTAATTAGATCATCCAACCACATTTTGCCGCCAACGCTGATTGGGTTTATGCCTATCCCATCACCTTTATGCTTCTCAATAGCATCCAGCCTGCGCTTTATTATGCCGAATCCCTCCTTCAACATAGCAGGGTAATCACACTCAGCAGCAGCGCTGACCTTGAACTCCTTGTTGTTCGATCTGATAGTTGCATCGACAGTCACTGGGTCATCACTGGGTGATGTGAATTCTTGTATTACAGATTTAATATCACCCAGCGTCTCAACAATAACAATATTGCGTTCGTCTAGTCTCATTTTCTCAACTTTCTTAGGTAGCCACACTGCTTATTGACGCATTGTAGCATATCGCCCTTACCTACCCTGGCTATTTTCTTCAAAATACTACCACATGTTGGGCATTTATTGGTAGCTTGCGCACGGACAGATACTGGCTTACGTTTTGGTTTCTTCCTACCAACTTTAATGACTCTGGTCGAAGGAAGAACGCCCTTCTTCTTAACAGATTTAGAAACATCACCCGTTCTTACTATCTTAGCTTTTTTGCCACATCCGCCACATGCCATGATTGATCTCCATTAAAT